TGTCCTCTATTAATTGTTCCAGAACACTCATAACTTAATGGAAGAGTTCCTTGTAATCCAATTTCATCAGTTGGTCCAGTAAAGCTTATTCTAATCACCCCATAATATATTTATAACATTAATACCGTACACAATTTGAAACAAACTAATAACGTAAATAAACTTCCCCACGTTCTACTGTGAATGGGTCATCTGGTTCTATCTCTAACTCTTCAGACTCATCTTCATTCTCTTGAACAGTCTTAGATCCTTTCTTCTCATCAGATTTGGTGAGAATCTCAACTTTCTTGTTCAAGGCTTCAATCTCATCATCTCTAGCTTTCACTGCGAGCTTAAGTTCATCAATATCAGATTTCTCCTTATCTCCAGCTTTCTTTTCTGTGAGAATTGATTTGATTTCATCAATTGCCTTTAATACAGCATCTAATGGAGATTCCCCTTCCTTGCTAGTTTCCTTAGTTGATTCTTGCTCTTTAGATTTCTTCTCTTCTGCTTCTTGTGATTGTTCTTCAGTAGAATTTTCACTCTCTTCTTCTTGCTTTTCTTCCTCTTCTGGTTTTATGAGTTCAGATAACTTCTCAATAGTTGCTTCAATATTGAAAATAGACCTTTCCATGCTCTCAATTCTATCCTCAACAGACTTCTGTTCCTCTTCTGTGGTTGCTTCTTCAGTGGTAGATCCCTCTTCAGATTTAGTTTCATCTTCAGTTTCAGAAGTTGTCTCTTCTTCTGTCACCTCAGACTTAACCTTCTTTTTAGTCATTATATCCTTTTCTATACCACATTTGTCACATACATTCAAATAATTATCTAAATCTATCCCCTCATCATATTTGGACTTGGAAATAACAACAAATCCAGACATCTCATTAGCAGGAAAATTAGTTAAACTCACCTCAAATATATTAATCTCATCAAGCACTTCTATACAATTTTCACCTTTCAAATCACACTTATCATGTGAATCAATAACCTCACACCCAATAGAAAATCCATTAATATTCCCATCAAGTATCTGTTGCCATATTTCATTAGCAATCTCTGTATCCTGTCTAATTTCTGCAATGATATATAATCCTCTATCATCAACATGGGTTTTCAATTCACCATATTCTGGAAGTATCTTCCCTATCTGAATATTCTTATGAAACAACATAAGATTAGCATAAGATAAATCAGTCATCAATGTTTCAATTCCAGCCTTAAGAACTTCTGTTGGAATAAGTTGATTCTGACTATCTACAACAGCTAAATTAGCATATCCTGAAATTATCCTCTTGTTATCTTTCTCTGCCTTCTTAATAATCTTAGCATTACCAAACAATCTAATAGGAATCTTAATTGAATTATATCCTTCTCCTTTCAGAGTAATATCCTTCAAATTCATATTATTCCACTCATCATTATTATTACAATAGCTACAATTAAAGATACAATTCCTGTAATTATGAAACCTAATATCCACTTTGAATTAGACATGGTGGTTTCTAGTTTTGAAATTCTCTCTAATGAATGTGATATATGATTATCAATCTTATCATCAAGAATATCCAATTTGCTTATGATGTATTTCAATAAATCTCTCTGTGAATAATTGGCATTACCATTCTTCTCATGAAACATTTTGATTAATTTATCAATATCATCATTTAGCATATTATCATTACTTCAAATCTCCGACTTCAAGGGGGCGGAAATAACCATCTCCTGTTGAAGTATTCCCTGAATAAATAACTAATACACATGCCATCGCATTAGAACTTGCTAATCCACTAATTCTATATCCAGTTACATCAATTATTCCTTGAGAAAATAAACTGCCTGAATGATGCCCTAATCCACTCGCTCTCCAAGTTCCTAATCTAGACATTTAAATCATCACTCTCTCTCTCACACTTCTCTATTCACATCATCACTCCAAATCAAAGCCATATAGGAATACTTATCATCTCCACTTTTTGGCTCCAACCAGAATGATTCACATTTATTAAAGTAATTCTTAGCCTTCTTGATATCTCCTTCACTCATCATCTGCATATGAATTGTGTCAATTTCATCAGTTTCTTGATTATAAATCCTAAAATCAACATGAGATGGATAATTCATCGAAAGATGGTTCCATAACAACTTATCAGCTTTCTGTAATTCCTTATAAGTATCTTCCTCTACATCAGTAAAATGAATCTGCATGAATGCAAATGATTTGGACATTACATTCTCTTGTGGAACATAATCCTGATGATTACCTGATACCTCATAATCCTCTTCTTGCTTTAAATTATCATCATCCTTTTGTCCATGTGCTCGCCTCCATGTGGAACCACATGCAGCAACAACCCTAGCTCTATCTTTCTCACTCTTAGGATTTACTGGCTTACCTCCTAATGTACCTTCACCAAAGACAAAAGAAGAACATCTGCCAATGTAAGAATTTTGTGACTCCCCACTTCTAACAGATGGTAGTGGCATTATCTTCCACCAATTCCAGCAGTCTTAGCAGCAGCTTCTAATTTAGCTTTTGCCTTACTAATTGCAGTTGCTTTATTAGTATCAGGACATACTGGTTTAATCTGCTCAACTCTAGCAAGTGCATTCCTCAAATGAGGCAAATCCACTTTTCCATTAGCATCCTTAAATGGAAGATGCCTAGCATTCTTATTATCAGTGGTCTTTCCATAACACGGCTCCACATATGCAAAGCAGGAATTGGAAAGTCCATTTATATATGCTCTAGTCCACTTAACTTTATCAACCAATTCCTCAAGTGACTTTTCCAGAGAAATTATCTTCTCTTCCAATCCTTTAATCTTATCAATAATCTCCATAATATCACAATGGATAATCAACATCTCAACATACAATCAATTTAATTAGCTTTATGAAAGTGAGCATGATCTCTGATTTTCAACATCCTTGTTCTCAATCTAACTGTTTTGCCAAATAAGATTCTGCAACGATAAAGAATTCTTCCCCAGCATTCACTAGTGACTTCAGTTATATGCTCATTAACCACTATAAGAGGAACATTGCAAGAGTCACAGTCAAGAATCACAAATTCAGATTCAGATACTTCATCAATGGATTCAGGCCAGTAGAGTTTAGTCTTTATATTCTCCTTGGGATTAAGAAATATAGAACATAATGGACACGATTTAACTAATAGAGACATGTCTTCATTCATCTGATTTAGTTCCCAAATACTTTATAATCTTTCCTTCCTTATTCTTTAAGACGAGATAGTTCCCAATTCTCAATGCACCATTGAATGAGCATCTCCAGCACTCTTTTCCTGAATTTTGGCATTCTGGAAAACTGCAAAGAACTTTAGGTTCTTCCGTATTCATATTAATTACTCACATGATATTGATTTATATCTTTATTACCCCAAATGTACTGAATTGGATTATCTTCCTTATTAGAATTATCATATTCATATTCTAATTTCCCACAATTAGGACATCCATAAATAATATAAGAACCAAATGTATATGCAGGAAATCCTTCTTGTACAATCATCATCCTATCTTTACACTTCTTACACACTCTCATCATGAATTAATTACCTCTTTTGTAAAGTTATACTTGCTCCAACAAAGAACTTTATTCATAATTATTTAATCCTTGCATAAATATCGGCAGGATGGGTCACAATCGCAAGTCCAATTAAAATTATATTTTCAGCATATAGTTTTCCATCATCAGCAAATACATCACTAGTCATTATTTCAACACTCAACGCATTAACTTCTCCAGCATCTATCATTAATCTAATATCTCTAGAGGATTGATTCAAGCAATGTAGATATATATCTCCTCTAAGTGCCTTATCATAATAATAAATATTAGGAACGTATCCAATTCTGCTAAGAACTTCCATCGGATTGTGGTCTACATTTAGAAAAATCTTATCATCATCCAATGGAAAATATTCTGATTTCATGGATATATTGTTTGGAATCTTCATTAGTTGCTCGTTCGTATAAACAACTGGAGCCATTGTTATGCTGTCAGAAAATTCTCCTTCATTTAGGAGCACACAATCTTGATATAACTTTCCTTTTCCATCTTTAAATATTCTTCTTTTATCATACTTAAATGGAACTAACAACCTTCTTAAAGTTTTCTCTTCTTTCATATACATCAATTATTCATCACTTGATGACTCTGGAGGACTTCTGACTTCTTCTCCTTCCAATTCATCCCCACCTTCTAAAGAAGGATATCCAAATAAAGCCCGTACCTCATTCCTAGTTAATGGCTTTTTACCCTCAGGATAACCCCTAAAAAGATTACCCAACCACTTAGCTAAACCTTCCTCATCCTTAGTAGTAACAGACTTAAATTTCATGTGCACTATATTCTCTTCAAACCCAGCTTCAACAAGTAATGGATTAATCAATTCTGTTCTTAGTTTAGTTGCTAATTTATGTTGCAATGCTTGGATATATCTTTCAAACATAATTTCCTTGATTGCAGCAGTGCTTTCTGTAGTTCCACGACTTGACATACCAATACTTTCTTCTGGACACAATAATCCAACAATTGCTTTCTTCTGGAATAATGTAGCATGATCTTGAATACCAGGAAATCCACCTTCATCTATTGTGTCCATCTTAACTATTGCTGGAACAACAAACTCATTTTGTGAAGTAACATCCTCCAATAGATTTTTTATCTTATCAAATGCATTCTTTGGTGGCAACGGCTCATCATCCGTACCAACAGTGACAACATATTTTCTTCCACTATGTCTTACCGTTGTGTGGTATAATGCTTCATCTACACCCACCATCCTGTTAATAGTATCTTTTGATGGACCAATAAGAGAAATGTGATAAGGTGAATTTGATTGTGGAAAGAACCCAAGATGCATTATCTCATCTAATCCAAGATTTGGAGTCTTCCTCCCAATAACATCCTGCTTATATCCAACTAATTCCCCAGTATTTTTATCAGTAATAATTTCCATACTTATCGGATCAACTGTCTTCACATATGAAATGTATCCTTTAGGTAATTTATTATTTTCTTGGAGAAGTTTAAGTTGCTCCAATCTATTCTCATAATTCTTTCTAATTTCTGGATATCTCCACTTACTACTATTTCTCTTTTTAAATCTACTCAATCTAGCAATAGAAGGAGCAATATAGGCTTCCAATGAATCATCAAGAGTATCCCTATTATTTCTTGTTGCCCTAACCTTCTCGATAAAAGCATCACCAAATACCAGTGCATAGATGACATTATCAAGAAGAATTCCATCTATATCCATTTCATTGAATCTGGTATCTATAAGCTTCTTAGCATCTGGATTATCAGAAATAATGTGATATCCTACCATCACTGTATTCCAAGCAGTTGTATTTATTGCTGCAAATATAGTGCCTTCTCCCTGATAATACTTCCAATAGGTTTCTAATATCTTCTTATTTCTCTTAAATGGAGATATGCTCTTTAGACTAAATCCACCTCCAATACCCACACTAATTGTCTTAGAAGTACCATCCTTATTCAAATAAATGCTTCTCTTACCAAATAATCTACTATTCTTGATATAATCAATTGCTCCCATTTAAATCAAATCTCTACTCATTTTTATTTTTATCCTTTTTAGTGCCAGAAAGTTCAATCTCTAATGAAGTCACTTTCTTGATATCTCCAGTTCTATCATCCTTAAACTCCTCACTATCTATCACTACATTATATTTGGGATTGTCTAAATAATCTCTCTTCAAGATAGCAACTACATCAAGTGCTCGCTTGGTATTCCTACCTCTAGCAACAATCTTAATTGTATCAGATTTACTTAATGCATAGAATGCAGCAGGAAGATAATACTTGATATCCTTTGATCCAATAAACACAGTCTCCAAATTAATCACCTCTCAAACTTTATAGAAGTCGAAACTTCTTTCTACAGATTTAACAGATTTAACAGATTTTTTTGCTGAAATCATTTCAGCTGCATCATCCCAATTTATTGATGCTTTGATATCTTCTTGCACTTGAGATACCTGAACTGCAAATGACAAAGAGTCTATAAGATCATCTGTAGCACCACGGGGATATGATGCTAACTCATCAATCAATTCAGCTAATTTCGGATTTATAAATATTCTTTCCATTTCAAATTGAACAGAAAGATTACCAACTCTTTGTGGTCTATCATTAGTAGATGATGTTTTCACTGGAATTATAGGATATCCAACCAATTTACTAATTATATGATCAACAGCTATTTTCTGTGGGCCTGCTTGTTCAATTCCAATCTTCACTGGATTCCATTTAAGATACATCCTCCTTATCTCTTCAGTTTGTCCATGTAATGATAATTTATCTCTAAGCCCATCCAAGATATAAACCAACCCTTCCTTAATTCCAATAATTGATATGGTAAAATAATCACTCTCTTCCCCCTTAGAAGCCAAATCAACTCCCATATAAGTATCAAATGGTAATTTGGGTATTTCATAATTATCTCTCGCAGATTCAATCCATTCCCACCTAATAGGAGCATCTTCAGGAGAAATAAACTCATTCTGATATTGCATCATAAATGCAACATTCCCATATCTTCTCCTTATATCTGCCAATTCTTCATATGGAAATAACCAATCCCACAAAATCTTTGGCTTCTCGTCCTCTGGTAATTTATCTATGAATTCTCTAATCGTCTCCTTAAATTCAGTCCCAGATAATTTAGGACCGAGATTATAAACAAAATCTTTTAGTTTCTCAGTTTCATAAGTAATAGCTTGATATTTATTAAATGCATAATCAGGAACTTCTTCACCAATATAATGATAGATATCAGCCTGATGCCATTTTGTCCCTATTATAATTACCTTACCATATGGCTTGGGATTTAACATAGGCATAATCTCATTGTTGAACTGGCTCACCAGAAATCTTCGCCTATGTTCAGTCCTAGAATTCTCTTTATCGGTTATATCATCAAGGACAATAATATCAAAGTGTCCACCAATCATTCCCCCAGTAATCCCAAGGACTTTCAATGTGGGATTGTCTCTTGTTTTTGCATCTCTCACTAACAATGAATCTCTTGACCATAGAACATTACTTCTCTGCTCACCAAAAATATCAATTAGCTTGTGATTACCCTCAAGATTCTTCTGGATAAATCTCATTATGCTATTTGCTCTATCTTGATTAATAGTAACAATGATAATCTTAATGTTAGGGTCTTTAATTATATTCCAAATTATATATGAACTCACCATTAAAGACTTTCCATGACCACGAGGAGCAAGTAAGAGATTATATCTTCCATTCTCAAATGACTCAATCCACTCCTCATGAAACTTCTCACATTTCAGTCCAATAATTTCAATTACAAATTCCTTGAAATTATCTGCATACCTTATCTTGTCCCTTATGAACTGAAGCTCTTTATCAAATACCATGAATAGATGAAAAATAAAACATTATAACATACAATATATTCTTCTTCTAGATATTAATCTTATTCCTAGAAGTTAATACCAAACTCAAAGGTAAGACCAAAGACAAGCTTAATTATATATAGCACACCAACTAAGATTGCTATATAGGCACTTGTGTCTTTAACCTTCTCTAGCATTGGATATTTAACAGTATCTGCCATATTATCATTCATATTTATAACATAAAATTACATACCTTTTTGATTTACGAATCTTGCACATCTATTGAAACATTGAATACATTGATTCTCCTGGTATGATACTTATGTCACAAATTGCTTTTCCGATAGAAATCTACGAACAGAGACTTATCTATAATGAGTATCTATCTCTGATCCTTCCAGTGCTTCCATGCATTCACTATAGCATGGAGTGCAGCAGCAATGATAGGTATCCATATTGCTACTTCAGGTGGGAATTCTTCTGTCTCTATGAATTGTATTGAATATAATAGCACAAATGGAACACCTGCATAGAATAATCCAGTCCCAAATTTTTTAAGAGTTATCCACGGGTCAAAACCATCTCCTGGCATATTACCTCCAATTATAACTAATTATGCAACAACATAAGAACTACATCATTTAACCTTAAATAAATCATTTATTAGATTGTCAATTATCTTTTGGCAACCCCTACAGAAATCTTTCTTGTGTGCAATCAACTTATCTGTCCATCTATCCAAATGAATATGAAGCTCCTGCTCTTTCCTCAAATTGATAGAACCTATATTACCCACTTGTCTAATCCCATATTGCTGTAGAGCGATCCAATTCTTAACTTCCTGTGCCAAACTATCTCTTACTTCCTTTAATGCTCTAGTCTTATCAGAAATAGTGCCTTCTTTAATTGCATCCTCTAAAATCTTATCTGCAGTCTTAATCAATTTATTAATCTTCTTGTTATTTTTCCTGATGGCATCTCTAAACTCCCTTTCCATACCCTCAATTGGATCTATCCCATCTTCTATTTTCTTCTCCATTAATTGCTGTTCATATGCAATCACCCCTCTCTTGACCCCCATAAAAGAAATCGGCTCATCATATGTCTCTTGAATCTCTGGATGTCTATTATTAAGAATACTAGTAACTTTTATCCAACCATTACCTGCATCCCTTAATTCCTTTGCTTCCTTCTGCAGATTCAATTCTTCAAGTTTTGAAATCTTAGTCATAATAAATTCCTATATTTATGTTTTAAATTAATTGTCTCCCACCAACAACATCCGCCGTAGCAATTGGCACTCCTCATTTGACGTAAGTAATAATATAAATCCATATATAAACTTGTATATCTCTCTTTCTAGTCTCTCTCAATAGTAATAGTTGTTGCTAGTTAACATATTTATCTATATATATATTTGAATATTTTTACTTCCGTTGGATGGTGATAGAAAGGTTTATATAGGTATTCCGTTAATCCGTTGCGAAATCCGATTTGAGATTGCATGCTGATTTGAAAAGTTTTTCAACTGAGAATATGTAGAATGATGATAGTAATCTTTTTTCTCTTTTCGTTAAATGAAATATTCTGAACTAAGCACTATGTTAATAGATGTCATGGAAGTTAATCCCCTTTTATGTCTACTGTTATATATTAATGAGTTTATGTATGATTAGATAATCACAAACCTAGAGGGCTTACTAACTGGAGAGTGGTAACTCATACATATGCATATGTATATTTATCTACCAACAATCTATTTAAAGCCCCTATCATTCTACCTGTTGTGATATCAATGAGAAGGAATACCATTAAGGTAATACTCGAACTTGATGCACAGACAGATACACTCAAGACCATAAGAACCTTGAGAACCATAGAAGGGTTTAAGGGAATGTCCTTCAAGTATAAGGAATAATCTCTTACCCTCTCTCCTTTCTTTCTATAAGAATCAATTGCTATAATACCAGCATATAATGTTCATGTTGTAATTGTACACTCTACTTCATTTCAGTATGTACTTATTGGTTAGTTGGTTATATATATTAGTAGATTATTATTGTACTGTTCATAGTAGGTACAGCTTTCCCTATTAATAACCCCCCCTATATCCCCCTTCTAAGTTTTTCAATATGTTTATGCTAAAAGTTTAAATAGGTAACGTGTATTTGTAATATCATGTATTGTGAAAATTGTAAAGCATATTTAAATAAAGTCGAAAGGGAAATTAACATAAATAAATGTTTTATCTGTAATCCAGTGAAAGATATCAACCAACTAATGAAGTATATAAAGTATAGAAGTAAGAATCTACCCGAAATCATGGCAAGAGATATCTTGAATGAGAGAGGTTATCATGTAATAAAAAGAGGGTATCCTGATTTATTCTATTTCAATGATAAAAATGAATTATGTGGTGTTGAGGTTAAGCCCACACACAAACGAGTTTTAAAGATACAACAATACATAATTGGGAGTTTACTAACAAGAAATGGAATAAAGATTTACAGATATGATAATGATACCAAGAAATTTAGGCTAATCAAATAATTATGTAAACCCCTTCTTCTTTCCCCTTTTTCATTGAAACATATGTTGCCTAAACCATTAGGCCAATTATCCAAAGCTTTATATACTAATATACCACTGCCTATTATATTTGTTACAAGATAATAATCATATTCTTACAACTTGTCGCATTTGAATACGACAACTTATATATTAATCCCTTATGTTGCCTACTCCTGTTGGGGCTGACCGATAAGTATTTAAGCATACGAGTGTTACAGGTGGGTAGGTGAAAAGGAATATGAAGAAGGAATGTGAACATATTGGCTGTAAGAATGAGGCAATAGAGAGTAAGATATATTGCAAAATCCATATGATGAAATGTGAGAGATGTAATGCAGAAGTGGAATACCTATACACTAATTACAATGATATAAAGCCCAATGGAAAGATATACCATCTATGCAAGGATTGTATAGAGAAATCCAGAACACCCTTGAGTATGTTTGTAGAGAGACTCAAGGCAATAGACAACCCACACTCTAAGGAAGCAAAACAAGTGATTCAAGATTACAGAGTAGAGAATGATTGCTATGTGCATGTTGTACTATTGCAGATAATTGCAGACAAGACCAGATATTACCCTAAATACATTTAATCCTGTTATTCTTTAGAAAGGGTAAGTGGGAGACTGCTTACCCCTAGAGAAATATGAATGCTCCCAAGCTAAGTTAGAGCCATAGCACACTTGGGAGTAGGAGGTAGATATATGAGAGAGAAACATAAAGAGAGAAAGAAAGAGGTTAGGCTGGAGTTAGATGACATACTAGAGCTTAGTAATTACGGACGAATAGAAAAAGGCAATGTAATTATAATTAAGGGAAGTGATTAAAACGGGGGCAGATAGGTGAACAATTATGGATAGAAATAACGAGGGCAAATATATAATAAACTTAGTGTTTCACACATTCAGAAGCATATTGGATAAGCTGATTATCCACGCTGATGGCAGACTCAACGGTAAGCTATGGCGGTTCTACTGGATAGACAACCAGATAATCCAT